GCCCACTGTCGAGGTATGCCGCCAATATCCAAAACGAAGCCAAACCCTTTCATGATCCTAGTGTCCGGCTTATGATGCTCGCATCCATTGATATATCCACGAGGCGAATCAATCAAAACCGTGCCACATTGGTCGCACTTGAAATTACTCATTTGATTAACTCCCTAGCCCAAAACCATGCGGTGTTACCTGCGTCATCTTCAGCAAGATATGCTCTGAATTCTGGGCTTCCGTTGTTGTCGTGAGAAATAACAGTGACTTTTTTACCGGCCATGCTTTTAACTAATTTTTTATGCGGCAATACGTCGAGACAGTAATCAGCGCAGTCGTTATGGACCGTGTAAGTGCTCCCTATAGTGATCATTTTTCACCCCCATACATACTGTAGTTTAGCGATTGAATGAACATCTTTCGCTTTTCTTTTAACTCTGTTTTTGTTGCTCTTGCGCTGTTGTTTGGTCGAGGTCTTCCGATCCACGCATCATTTCTTACTAGCTGATCACGTAAGTAAAAGTAATCCTTTCCATAAGCATAATATGATATTTCGGTTAGCGTGCAACCCTCGCTCATGAGTTCTAATATCATGGCTATATCTTGCTTGATTAGGTTTTTGTGCGTCATTATCTAGCTCCAATACCTTTCATGCTGCAACCCTTATCGGTTTAGTTAGCCAGTTAGCACGCATTAAGGGTAGCCCAGTGATTACATGGTGCTTACCTTGCTCTATGTACCCGTCAATGCGTAACGCCCTTAGAATGTCTGTAACGGTCTTTGTTTGCAGGCTTGTTGTGTTGCAAAGGTGTCGAACGCTCGGATAGTCTTTCTCGTGAAAATAGTAATCACATATTATTGAATACATATTTGCTATTTTTTCTGAATGTGTTTTTTTATTGTTCATTTATTGCTCCATGATCAAGTAATTTTATGGCTTTTTTTAAACATTCTGAGCAGATGTTTATCGTTTGGCTTTCCCAGTCTTGCGGCTCACCAATCTGTACCGTTGGTACTGATTTTGAGCACTCAATGCAAAAGTAGTCATCTTCTATCTTCATCATTTCGCCCACCCCCTATCAAGTAATCGTTTTTATTTATCAGCCCACGATTTATCATTAAGCTGTTCTAGTACCGGCATATCTCTAGTTTTTCTACTGACGAGACTTACAACATTTTTAGTGCGTACATTATTTGCTCCATGATCTATCCGGTAGATTTTCATTAAACATATCGGGATCGTTAAAAAGCTTTCTCATATCTGATCTAAACTTTTCCCGCGCTTCTGATGTTTCATTCTGGTTTTTGTCAATCCTAGCCATGGCATCTTTTACTAATTGATTAAAGCTTACATATTCGCCTCTCATAATCTCACTCCTTCATTTTGAGAAATAACGCCATGTTCTGACCTTTTAAATCTGTAGTTAGATAATTGCTGATCTAAAACAACGCTAAAGTTTTCACCGTGTCTGTATTTGCCGCTATATAATTCGGTTAGCCCATAATTGGGATTGTTTGGATCATCTCTTACCTTGGCCTCGTCATACAAAAATAAAACTAAGTCGCTATCCTGCTCAATAGCTCCTGACTCGCGCAAGTCTCTAAGGCATGGCCTTGGGTTTGCTCTCTTCTCGTGATCTCTAGATAACTGAGAAAGGGCAATTACTGGAACGTCTAGATCCATAGAAAGACCTTTCAGCTTTCTTGTAATGTTTGCCACCTCCCTCTCTCGTGTTTGTCCGTCTGAACCAACTAGCTGAATATAATCGACAATCACCAGATCAAGCCCGTTATTATTTTTCATGGCTCTTGCATGAGCACAAAGCTGATTGATATGTATGCCATTATCAATAAATCTTATACTTGAATCTCGAATACTCTTTAGAGTGTTTTGAAATATCACCCACTCCCCCTCGTTCATATCCTTATCACGTATCTTTTTAAATGGGATGTTAGAGTGGTTGCTTGCCATTCTGGCCATAAGTTGTGCGGCAGGCATTTCTAGCGAGTAGTACGCTATATTCCCCTCTCTTAGGTTGTATGCAATATTTAAAGCTAGCGTAGACTTTCCTTGCCCTGTTCCGGCGGCTACAACGATTAATCCGCTAAACAATCCGCCAGTATGCTCATCAAAAAAACCTGACTTGGTGTCTGAGTCAGCCCTACTCATCCACTCCACAAGTTCCTTTGTGGCTTGGTAACTGTCTTTATCGTCGGTTTTTTGTGTTTTTGTTAGGTCGTTTACCAGCTCCTGCGCTTTCGCTATTTTTTCCTGAGTGCTATCTTCCTCGCCGCCAAGAGATATTATTTTAGATCCTGCGTTAACAAGTCTTCTAAGATTTGATTGGTCTAGAACTATCCTTGCGTATGCGCTTGCGTTTGATGATGATGGTGTTTTACATAGCTCAGATATGCCGTGCATACCCCCGACAATATCAAGATCCTCTTTTTTTAAAAGCTCTGAAATGCTTATCGGATCAATAGGCATTTTGGTATCAACAGCTTTTTCAGCTGCCGTGTAAACAATTTTGCATGACTCGTCAAAAAAGTCATTCGCGCATAATACTTGCGATACCTGATGAAATGTTTTTTCACCCGTTAACATTATCGCGCCTACTACTGCTCGTTCTGCGTCTAGTGAAAAAGTCTTCATTTCTTAGCATCCCATTTTTGTTGATTACGTAACCAGCCTCTAGCTGCTGCATTCCAATCCTTCATCATATTCCCGTTCGACAGCTTCCAACCTTGCTGAGCATAGTAATCAATCATAGCTCTTGCTGTTGCCCCGCTGTCATTAGGCCAGTTAAGGCTAAGCATAAAGTCAGTAACTTCCTGTTCCGAGGGGGGGGAGAATCTTTTTATTTTACTTTTAGGTGCGCCTTCTCCTTTTTCATCTCCTTTTTCATCTATATCTTTTATCTTATCTACTCTACTCTTATCTAGTCCACTTTCTGTCACACTTTTTTGCGGACACTCTTCGGATATAATGCGTGACTTTCGCTTCCTTTCAGCATCTTTTGCTCGTTTTTTAGCCGATTCGCCAAGATGCCTGTCAAAATTAGGTATTGAGTTTTCATCAAGCCATCCGACTGTCTTCATTGCATCCGCAAAACCTTGTGACATTGTTAGCCTATCAATTAGGACAGGTGTCACACTTTTTATGTGACCATCTGATGAATTACTATCAACCCAACACCATACACGAATTAATTTACCGAGTGCTGCATCTGGATCAATGCCCAGAATTTCTGCCATCTCAAAAATTTCAGGCTTATCGGGTGTGTTTTTTTCTAGTTTTATCCAAAAATCAGCCATAAAAAACCTATTAGGTTAGCTCCCTTGGTTGGTGAGAATTACCGCGAAGCACGATAAACCAAGGGTGGTTAAGGAAACGGTACGACAACCAAAGGAGCTAAATTAATAAGTCTTTATGCCGCACTTCATTTTTTGCAAATTCTCACATCTGCTTTACGCTATTCTAAGCCCTAGCGTGATATTATGTCAACTAGGGCTTTTTAATTTGGAAATTCTACCCACTTGATGAGCTCTTCATCATCGAACCACTCATTTTCAAAGTACGGATCGTTTTTTCCGTCACATTCTTGCATTTGAATTGTAGCCGCTACCCATTGTTGATTGGCTTCGCTCCAAATTACAGGCAATAGCCAAGGGTAGCCAAAATCACCCAGTATCATCCTATTTGTAACGCCGTTTTTAGGTTTCTTGTTTGACACTTTTAACCTCAAGCCTAACGTTATTCAAATGTATGTTTCTATCCCCATCTAACAGCGTGATAGCGCCTTTCTTTTCTAGCAGTACCAAATACTCCTGTGCTGAATTACCGCTAGCAAAGCCCATTCCATCGCGTATATCGACCCTTGTTGGAGGCCTGTGCCATTTGCACAAGTATTCGACTATGAAGTCATAGACTGCCTTTTGTTTTTCAGTTAGGTTGATCATTCTTTAATATACCTTTAATTACTGGCTTTAATCCGCTCATATACGAGTCACCAAAAATAGTAAGACCCATAAATTCGCATCTTTTAATATCATTAACGCAAACGGTCATCAATTTTTCGTTGTGCAATACTGCATCGCCCGGTCTTATTGTGGACTTGTGAACTTCTGTGAAAGTAAAAGCGCTCATTACAGCGCTTCGACTAAAATTTCTACGTCTTCACCGTAGAATGCTTCATTAGCTAGACGCTTACCAAATCCTTGCGCACCTTTTAGAGTTTTTCTAACTTCGTAGCTTAATGATCCGCTTTCGCCTTTTACTGTAACTTTAAAATCTTTCATGTTATTTGCTCCGTTT